TGGACCGCAGTCAGGAATCCCGGTGTTACCACATGCACCCGATATTTCACGGGGACTTCCTGATCATCCACCGTAACAGCAACCGATCTGGTTTTCTTAGTCAAGTCAGAGAGTTTCATCGCGCCTCATTCGGTAGCAGTTCAATCTGAAAATCCACTTTACCCTGCTGCAAGATCGCAAACGCAACCAGGTGACAATCGTACTGGTTCAGCAATTCAGCCAGTGCGGCTCGGGCTTCGTTCACCCGGCGCGTACGTTCCTGAGCCAGAATCGCCTTGGCTTCCTCAGGGTCAATCCGTTTCACGTCCTGGAGTTTTTCAGTCATCGGTTCACCACCTAGAGAGCATTTACATCTGCAATCACATCGATCTGGAACGCCTTTGTCCAGGTTGCATCATGGATCCCTGCCAGTGCGTATTCCACGGCGTAGATGTTCTCTTCGTCTGCGAAATTGGCAACGTCCTTGATCTGGTATGCAGCATCGATCTGCAACAGGTACTTGTATGGCGCGGCAATCGTGGCGCCTTCCGCTTTGATTTGGATCCACTTGGTGTCTCCAGCGCGCATGGTTGCCAGCAATCCCATGCCAGTGGCGTCAGCTGCCATTTTGAGCTTGGCTTCCAGTGTCGGTTCTTTTTCAACCAGCACCGGATCCTGTCCGATTGGCCATGCCAGCGCAACCTTGTCAGTCAACGACCAGGTAAAGCTGAAACCGCGTGTGATCGGTGTAGCTCCTGCCAGACCAGCCTGGGTGTCAGCCAAACGCAATGCCAGATGGCTGGGCAGGACCGGGCGCGGGGTCAACGAGGTGCATCCGGCGGTCAATGCTGCAGTGGCGTCAATTGCCTTACCAACAGCGGCACCACCCAGGCTACATTCCCGGCGGCTGAATGACAGTTCCAATCCGCTCACACGCATTCCTGGAGCTTCCCAGGCATTGTTGGCGTCACCCTGTTCAACCGTGAAGGTTTTGCCCGCGTCTTCACCATCGGTATCGCTGGTAAACGTCCACTTATACGCAGCCGTTGCGCCTTGTTGCACCGGTGATGGCATACTCAGCAGGCTGCTCAGCAGGTACAAAATCTCGTTGTACGTGACATGCCCTTCGATGCTTGCTTCCGACCACTCTTTATTGAGAGTGGTAAAACTTGGATATTTATTTCCGAGCGCCCGAAAGACGCTCATTTCCGTCTTGACACCGGGAACCAGGCTGCAGGCAAGCAGCTTTTTGGTCGCTGCTACCGGTGTGCCTGGAACAGTCTCAATGCCAATCTGGACAACTTGAAAAACACTGGCTTTTTCACCCATGGTTCACCTCATTGTGTGAATAGTCTAAATTCCATTACGATGGATTGATAAAATTTCCCGGATTCGGTCTCTGCCATTCGCTGTGATCCTTCGTACACGCACCCGATCACCCCGGTTCCAGTCGCTTTGTGCAAGACAGTTCGGATCCGATCTGCAATCGTTTCAATCGCGGTGTAATCCGGTTTGTCGATTACTACACGCACCTGCCAGAGTTCGTCATCCATGATGGGATCCACACTGACGTTGGCAACCGCCAGGCTCGATACCTGCTGAAACACCACACATGGATACTGAGTATGTTGGGGGGCAATCTCGGAGTACACCCGGCCGCCCAATGCCGTTGCCAGCTGTGTGTCTGTGGTCATCTTTGAGTACAGCCACTTGTCAGCATTGAGGATCGTCATCGCAGCTTACCCTCCAGGTTGCGGAGGGCTTGGATAAATGCCCGGCGCGCTTTTTCGGCAGCTGGTCTCATGTAGGGTCGGGGTGCGATTTTCCGGCTGCCATACTCCAGCGTGATACCATACTTGGCGCCCACAGCCACGATTGCAGTTGTTGGCGATTCAATCTCAACGAAGATCGAATTTTTCAGGTTGCCGATATCAACAGCCGGGGCTTCACCTGGTGCACTGGCGCGGTGGGGTTTTCCGGTTTTGCTTGACCGGTAGATCCGGCCGTGTTTCGGTCCTTCCATCGAGTTTTGTGCGTCCGCTTTCAGGTCATGCGCGGTTTTGCGCACAATCGCACTGACAATCTGGGGGGCTTTTGCTGCCAGTTGTGGGAGGTGATTATAGGTAATCGTGATTTGCGTGTCGCTACTCATCGATCCGCCTCATATACTCAGTATTGGTGTCTTCCAGGCATGACCAGCCGCGTGGATGTTTGATCCAGGTTTCCGGCGTCCAGGTTTCCAGTGCTTCCAGTATTTCACCGGCACGGAGGGATCCGAGGATCCTGCCATTCCTGCCCGGGGTTTGCCGGATTCGCAATCCGTTGACCAGGACTTCATACAGTCCAGCCGGTTGTGGTTCCGGGGCGGGTGGTTCGATGAACAGCTCACCAAACTCGGTTGTAAACTGGCTCCAATCGCCGTTGTACCAGTTCATGTCCAGTTCCAGGGATTCCGCACCAAATCGCAAGCCGTCTCCCAGGTCGGTGTATTGCCAGAATGTCCAATCCACCCAGTCATGGGGTACCGCGGGGGCATCGGTGTAGTAGTGCGCCAGCCAGAGCTTGCGATTTCCAACCAACGAATAACTCCCAAACTCGCGCCAGTAACCCGGGCTGGTGTAGATCATCACTGGCTTGCCTAACACATCTTCAGCTGTATGGATAAACGCTTGTGCCCGGGCAATTGCCGCCGATCGTCCTGGTGCGCCGCTGCGCATTTCATAATCAAACACCGGCGGCAGCTCGCCGGGATCTTCTCGCAGCAAACCGGCAAAAAAACGCGCCTGTTCTTCGCTACCATCGCGCCAATCAAAATAGTGATATGCTCCACGGTACATGCCAGCGTCTTTTGCTGCCTGCCAGTTGTACAGAATATCCCGATCCGCCCAGGTGCCCTGGCTTGCCTTGATAAACACAAATCGGGCGCCTGCATCCCGCATCTGGTCAAAGTTGATCCGTTGCGGGGTGGAGATATCATCCTGCCAGCGGCTTACGTCACAACCGAGGATGTAGGTCATCAGATCACCGCCAGTATTTGGGCAATCAGCCACGCCAGGACTGCGCTTCCCAACAGTCCGCCGAGCCATGTCAATAACCGGTTCGTGTGTTCCAGCCTGGAGACAACTTTTTCCATAATCCCGATCCGGGTTTTGGTTTGTTCGATTTCACGAAATGCAATATCAATCCGGCTATCAATCAGCGGATGTGTACCTGCTTCGTTGTTTTCCAATGTTCTGACCCGATCTTCAATGGATTTGAGCATGGCTTTAATTTCTCCGATGTCGCTGCGTAGCTGGAGACCAAGATCACTGATTTGCTTCTGCAAACCGGAATTGGATACTCGTTCCTCGCCTGCCATGAGATTACCCTACCCCGGCAGCGCTCCGAATGGCGTCATAGACACCGGACGCAACCAAACCCAAACCCAATCCATACACGCACGCACCAAACCAGCCTGCAAAATCAGTGGGAATTGCAATGCTGATTTGATACAAAACGCCAAGCACCAGCCCAACCAGCATACTGAGTACCAGCAACCACTTGCCGGAAACTCCCAGCCGCTTGGACCATTCCACAATTCCCAGGACAACCAACACCAGGGGAATACCATTGACCAACGCGCTTGAAAAATCCATTACAGCACCTCCATGCACACCACGCGCAGCGCCGTCTGGTTGCTGCGTTTCAGTGTGCCAACAATCTCATAATTCCGCCCGTTGATTTGCAGGCGGTGTTTATTGGTGACAACCGTATCAGCAGGCAGTGTGATGGTGTATCCCTGGACAGATCCCAACCGGGCTGCAAACTCGCGCTCTTCCGCACTCTTGCCGGATGGGACAATCCTGCCAACCGTGGTTACAGTCGTGTTCCACGCCTGAGTATGACCACCGGCGCTGTTGCTTGTTTCTGTCAATTCCTGGATATAAACAGTCTCCGTCATGGTCAAATTCTGGGTCGCTTTCATGTCAGCCAGTTCGTCAGCATCAATCATTGTCTGTCTCCAGTGGCGGGTGTGGCACCATCCTGACGGTGGTAATCACGCGCCGGGATCGGTGCCATCGCGCCTGTCTCATTGCCTGTTCGTACATTTGGCTGCGCTGGTAGCTCGCGCCGTCAGCATTGAAATCGTACTTTGCTGCCAGCGCAGCCGCTTTTTCTTCCCACACATCCGCTGCCGCTGAATGCAGATCGTAGCGCGCCGTCCAGTCGGTGTTGACCTCTCCCTGATCTGTGTAGGGGAAATTTCCCTTGATATCAGGAAGCGGATACAGTTCAATGATGGCTGTCAATGCGTCATCGGTATACTCAGTATTGGTGACAGCCGTCATCCGCCGGACTGCAGCGATATCAGTCGCGCTTACGGTCATGATTCACCTGCCCTAATCGAGCCGGATGTACTTGACATACAACGTGGCAGTCAGCCCTTCAGCCGAAGCAGCCGCGCTGGTCAGGGTGAGGAACAGTGTTGACAACCACAGCGCCGGGGTGGTCATGGCGGCTTCTGACGCCACTCTTGCAACCACGTTCCAGCAGGTATTATCACCTGGCGCATTCACATCAAACGCGCTCATCAGGTTGTTGTTGTCAGCGCCACTGGCGCCAATGCCAATGTTGAACGTGGCAGCCGCCGTTGCACCGGTCTTGATGTGGAGGAAAGCCTCGGTGATCAGCAGGTCAACGCCTTCAGGGTTTGCAATGTTACCCTGAAGTCCGATCGCGGCTTCGCCCACGATGTCAATCGCCATCAAGCCTTTTTGAACTTGATTATTAATTGTTGCAGTCATAGCATCGCTCCTTTACACGATGTAATAGATGGTCACTGCCCCGCCGTTGAGGGCTGAGGTCAGATCAACCGTATTGCTGGACAGCACTGTGTTGGAAAACGTTACAGCCGCAGCTGCTTCACGCACACCTGCAAGGGTGCAAAACAGCACCGTATCAACGGGCAGCTTGTCAGGCAAACCAATCAGATCGCCAAAGCCGACCTTGATGGTGTCATTGCCGCCGCCAATCACCCAGCCTGCCCCCACAATGCTGGTGATGATTGCAAACGCCTTGGTGCCCTGTTTGACGCCGCCACTGGTCGGGGTGATGGTTTCGGTGATCACCGCTCCACTCAAATCGGTGCCGGTCACAGTGATGGTGCCCAGGGTATCAGCTGCGTCCACGGCGGTGTGGGTGATGGTCACGTTACGCGCCCCACCGCCCACCGGGGAGGTGTGTGCCAGCGTGTAGGCGCCCACTTTCATGTTTGCCGAAGCAACATAATAGTCGTCATCGGCTGCGCCGGGGCTGCCAGCATCGTACTTCACGACCGAGTACAGGGACGTTTCAATCCCATGTACGTTGGTCTGGGCGGTTCGCGCCCGGTTTTTATTGAAGGGGAAAAAACCCATGACGCACCTCCTAGGCGGTCAAAACGCCAAAGGCGCAGCGGGTTGCGGCAACTGCATTCATCCGGTTGATCGGGTTCGGCAGTGCGAAGCCCAGGCGGACCACGGCGCGCAGAGCAACCATGTCCTGCTGTGCCAGGTTGTAAACGATGGCTCCGGTGTTGTCCTGAATAACTGCCTGATCCAGGATCTTGTAGGTGATGTCCTGGCGCATGGCATAGACCATCTGATCCCACTGTCCGGCAAACATCAGCGCGGTAGCCGCGGCAATCGTGCCATCGGTCGGGAAGTAGATCGGTACACCGTCCAGCTGGTTGTTCTGGAAGATCGGCACACCATTCAGGTCGCGGGTGTTGCGGATCAAACCGCGCACGCTCGGGTGGGCAATGTTGCCGTTGACCATGTAGCCATCGGCTTCCACGGCCATGTAGACACCATCCACACCGGCAGCGGTTTCACCCAGCACAGCCTCATAGAGGTCGGCATAGTTCGCCAGGCTCATGACGTGACCGGCGGCAGTGGCAATCGCAAACAGTCCAGCTCCACCCATGTTGGTGGTCCAGCTCGCGGGGATGTTGGTGCCGAACAGTACAGCCTGGCTGATGGCAACCGAAATCGCTTCCTCGATTTGCGGACGAACAGACGCCCACACGTCAAAACTGGCATCATCCAGGACGGCTTCGGGGATGGGGACAATCACAGCGATTTCCTCGGCGTCAATAAACCGGTTTGCCCAGTTGACTTCACTGGTTTGCTTCAAGCCGGTATCGCCGTTGACAAAATACGCCTGTGCAAGTGCGTTCACAACCGGCACGCGCCGCTGTGCAGCACTCATGTTGGGCAGCCGCTTGGCAAGCTGCATGATCGGGTTACGTTCTGCAACGTGCTGGAGGATCTCCGTAGAGATCTCGACCGGGATCAATGCAGCTGCATCGGTTCGGGAAATAATGTTATTGTAAGGCATGGTTCACTCTCCTATTGGCGTCCAGCTGCGCGCCGGATCGCTTCGTTCATGGTCATCGGTGCATTGTCGGGTGATCGACTGCCGGACCCGGCGCCTGCGTTTCGTGCCACGGTGCCAGCCAAATACGGCTTGTTCTTGATCAATTCCTTCAATGCGTTTTCCAGGTTTTTGGGTTTCCCGCTTTCGTCAAACTCCAGGTCTGACACATTCAGCAGCTTCCAGGCTGCTTCGGGATCAACGATTCCAAGTCTGGCTGCTGCCAGCTTGACCTCATACTCAGTAGTGGCTGCGCGCAATGCCTTTTCCTGGCTCTCGGTGAGCTGTTCGAGTTCCTTCAAGCGCTTCTGGAGTTTCTCTTGCTCTGACAGCTTTGCGTCTTCATCCGCCTTGAGCTTGCTCTCCAATTCGCGCAATCGCGCTCGATATCCAGCCGCTTCCTTGCGCAGATCCCTCACATACTGAGCATCAAAACGTTCCTCACCCTCCTGGGGTTCGGGCTTCAGTTGTCCGCCCTGCGGTGTTTCGGTGCCCTCCTGGGGCTTTTGTTCATCAGCCATAGGTTCTCCCTATAAAAAACAAAAATCCCGGCGCTCTATGACAGAGTGTCGGGCTGCTCGACACGGTTTAGCAACCGCGTGATAAAATTATTCAGTTGATCCAATTATAACACTTTTTACCACTATGGTAATTTTATTTACCGGTCATCGTAACAAAACTTGCCACCCTGACGCCCTCTCCAACATACTGAGTATGTATCCGGGGGCGGTGTGGCTCCATGGGGGTGCGGTTGGATTCGATTCGCAAGTTGAATCGTTTGCCAGGTCTCACGGTGTGGAAACGATTGTCATGCGTCCTGATTATGCGCGCCTTGGTCGATCCGCCCCGCTACGGCGCAATGATGATATGCTCTCCCTCTGTGACCTGGTGGTTGCTCTCTACGATGGGCGCCAGTCGGGGGGGACATTTTACACGGTCAATAAAGCCCGGGCACTTGGAAAACAGGTCATCCTGATTCCAGCAGTTCCAGGTACCGGCGTCTGAGTTCGTTGATGTTCAACCCTAAACGTTTCAGGGAACGTTCTGCGCGCATACTCCCCCACACCGGGTCATACTTCCTGCCAACAATCCCGGTCATGGGGTTGTCGTCAAACGTGATCAATCCATCCCTCCACGCTGCCCACTTTGCCGGTCCGAGCACTCTGAGTTGTGCCTCACGGCTCAACCGGTCAAACAACGTTGCACCAGATTCAACCACAACACTTGTTTCTGGCACTTCAGAGAGATCAATGCCATACATCTCGCCAATTTCCTGCCAGGTCTTTGTCCATGGCACCTGGGCACACCGTCCGTTTGGATGATCATCCAGCGTTTCTTCCAGGGTGTGTTTTGTGCCGTGCATCGCCCAGCAGCTGCCACATGTCCGCTCATCCGCCGCGCTGTGCCAGATCCAGCCTTTCAAAATGTCCCCGTTCTCCTGGTAGGATAGCCGGGTCGCTTCCCGGTATGCCCGCAGTGTTTCAGTCCGGGCAATGCGCAAGGACCGCCACAACGTACCTCCCAGGGCGCGCCGGACTTCCCGGGCTGTATCCCGCGGGCTGAAGCCCAACAACAGCCCCTGGATCAGGGCATCGGCAGCAGCCTGGGCGCCGTCAGAGGATAGACCGGACAACAGTGCCCACAGCGGGCTGCCCTGCTGTGTCAAGCCGATGATCTGTTCCACCGCCCGGGTTGGCATCCGGTTCCAGGTGATCACGATTCCTGCTGGAGCCGGTCCAAGTGCGCGCCGGGTGAGCGCTTCGGCATGGGTCTGGGCGGCTGCAATCGCATCCTGTTGTTCCTGCCGGATCTGGTCATAGACATACTGAGTATAGCGGGTAAGTTCCTGCGCAACCTGTCCCCGAAATGCCAGCAGCCGTTGGTAGTCATAGATCCATGGCCATGGTTCTTCCGGGTGTGCCAGTTTCCAGGCAACATAGTCCGCTTGCAGGAGATTCAAGTCAGCCAGGATCCGTTTCCAGGCTGCCCCATAGGCGCGCACCATTTCGCTGGATACCGCTCGTTCCCGTTGCAGCAGTGCCCGGCGAAACTTTGCCAGCGCTTGGTAAACCTCACCCGTGGGGGGCATTACACCGCCTGATCACGATCAAACGCAGTCAGGAGGATGTTACCCAGCTGTTCCCCGCCTGTCTGTGCCATCTGTTGCATGTCCTCGATTTCGGCATCTGTCCAGCCGGACCGCTTCAGGGACGTTTCCAGCGGGATCCCTGCCTGTACATCCAGCAGGCGTACCTTTGCCTCTGTTTCGGGCTGGATGGTCTGGACCGGTTTCCAGTCAACCGTCAAGTCCTTGTCCAGGACGGTGGTTCCCGCCAGTGTCAGGGCAAATGCCATCAAATCTTTCCAAACCGGTTCAAATCGTTCCGCCCGGTCCGATACCTTGAATTTCAACGGGGCTTCCATGGCTACCAATGCCTCACCGCTTGGATACCCACCCCGGGCATAGAAATAATGCTGGGGCATCCTGGTAATCTTGGAAATTGTTGCTGCCAGGTTTTCAATCGCTTCCAGGTAATTGCTCAGATCCGTGGGGTTGAATTCCCCAACCTGGGTGGATTGCCCGATTCCATCCCCCGCCGGGATCTGCCAGATTTCGTTGGGGGCATTCTTCAGCGCGGCCACGTCTGCATTGGAGATCACCCAGCGCTGCCGGAATGCGCCAAACTCAGCAGCAACCATCATGTCTGTCAGCAGCTTGTTGATCCCGTCCTGCATGGGGATCACATCATAGAGATCACCCCGCAAGTACCGGTTTCGCAGCAGGAACCGGAATACAGGAATCCTGCCGTGTGGGTTGACCGCAACCCCTCCAGGATACTCAGTATCATCGGGGAAAAACGCGCTCCAGGTCGATACGCTGTCCGCTTTCTGTTTGGTTCGGTAGTATTCCAGGTGGTCGGCGTAGTAGAGGATCAACCGGTAGCACTCATCGGTTTCGTCCACCCACAGCTTGGCAGCCATGCGCGGGTTCCTGGGGTGAAGGGGATCATAGAACATGTGGCACAGCCGGGGATCGTTGTAATAAATCTCAACCCCGGCGTCTTCGTCCGCCCAGACAATAACATACGCCTCACCGGTGATGAGCGCTGCTTCGTGTACGTCATCCGTGAGCAGCCCCAGCTGGTTGTCCTCCCACAATGAGGATAGACTTTCAGCCGCGCTCTCTGGTCCCTCAAATCCTGAGATTTGCAGCCGTTCTTTCACGGCGTCAATCACCACGCCGCACCAGTTCTGGGTGAAGCGGATATTTTCACCTGAAAAAACTTCACGCAGCCTGGTGTTGGCGTAGATCAACGGCTGTACGCCGTCATAATAGGCAAATGCGGTTGTGTGCTGATCTGATTTTGCCCTGATGGTTTCGTATGCTAGTTTTACGTCTGTGTTCATCATCCTTGATAACTCCTTGCCTGCAAGTTTCGGGCGGAGGTGAGATCGAGAAATGCACCACTCGCCGCGTCCATAATATCATCATGGGGCAGTTCGGGCTGCCCGTGCATGTGTTCCAAAAACCGTTCATTCCATGGCGCTGCCAGCAGATAGACGTTGCCCGCTTCGCTTTGGACCGCCAGCGGTTTGGCTCGAACCAGCTTGTCATTTTGCGGGTGGATCCCGCGTGCGTCCAATCCGGCCAGCAGTGTGACCATCCGCCAGGATTCACGTTTCCCACTGCTCCCGCCTTCCTGCTCCCAACGGACTGAGTACCGGCGCTTCTCTGACGCAAACCGGGCGGCATCCTGACGGCTGCGATTGACAAATGTCCGTTCCAATTCGGCAGGCGCCAGGCGTTCCTCGGTCACGTCCAGGATGTAGATCCTGCCGTCCGGCTGGAGCAGCATCAAAACGCTCGCGGTGTAGTCGGGATCGGGTTTGTTTAGCTCTTTTTCAGTCGCTGCAAAGTCCCAGAACCGAACCACGATTCCACCGGCGGGCACGGCATCCACAATCGCAAACCAGTTCCGGTTGAAGACTTTCCCGGCGCTCGGCTTGATCTTCCAGTTCCCGCCGCGCTGGGCATCCCCGAGCAGCCGTTCCCGATCCACGTAGCTCAATGCCTTCAGGTTGGCAACATAGCCAGGGTCACGCCGGAGCAGCTCCTGGTTGTCGAACACGGTTGCCGGGATGAACGTCACCGACTTGGGCGGGTTGTCCGGGTGTGCTTCCCGCGCCTCATACTCAGTATCGTACCAGGCAATCTGATCGTTCTCCAGCCGGACCATCCAACGCAGCTGCCCGGCGCGGGTCAAATCGGCATAACCGTCCTCGGCAATCCACCAGCTGAGAAAATCAGCCAGCCAGCCTGGTTCCGGGTTGCAGGTTGCACGCACATACGGACGCACCCCGCAAGTGGAGCGGTTCCGAGAGAACATGTAGAAAAATTGCCCGATGGTAAAGGTCTCCAGCTGGTCAAACTCAATCAGCGGGATCTGTGCGCTTTTCCAGGACAACTTGTCATCCTCGTATTGCATGGCCGCAAACGTGATCTTTGCGCCGGACGGGAAACGGAATGATAGATCGTTCTTATTCGGTCTTCCACCCACCAGGGGATAGATCGCACTGGCTTCGTCCCACATGCCGCCCTCACGGACAATTTCCGGGTACGTGCGCCGGAAGATGACCGAGCCAAAGCGCGGGTTGTTGATGTGTCGCAGTGGTTCGATCAGGCTGGCAAAGGTCTTACTCAGCCGCCCCCAGCCGCCCCGCCGTATACAACAATGTCGGCAGGACTCGACAGGAAAGCTTCCTGTCTTGGCTGGGGGCGAAATTCAATCAGCTCACTCATAGTTTAATTTCCTTGCCCATCGGGGATGGGGCATTCCAACAGTAAATTTCCCGTCACGCCCTGTTTGTTGGGCATACGATTTTATCCCAAGCGCTCTCCTTTTTCTTGCAATTACACACTTACTAACACCGGCTTTTTCAGCCAACACATAATCAGGATATTTCCCAAGAACAGTAACAATATCAGGGGGAAGATCCATCCTATTCCACCCAGCCATATTTGGAGGTGGTATTTTCTTTTCTGGTCTATTTCCACAGGGCGCCATGTTACGCTTATAACGTTGATATGCAACCGCCTTCCTGGTGACTCCGACAAGCAAAGCAAGTTCATCATCTGGAATTTTTCCGAGAAGAGCCAAATAATGTTCAGTCCATCCTGCGGAATGGGATTTGTTTACGCAATCAAGCGGCTTCGCTACATTCAACAAATCACACCCTTTTCTGCGTAGTTTTTTTATCCACTTCGTTTCAATCTCTGCTCCATTTTCAACATCAACCTCCTCCAAAAGGCGAATGACAGGAGACAAACCAACAGAAACAAGCTCCCTTATCCACTGAGCTTTTGGAGAATTACTTTTACCCTTTACACTCGTTCTAATGTGCGAGTTCAGCCGGATATTCAGGGCGCTTACTGTTCTGCCCACATAACGGATAGCGCCATCACGAGGATCAATCAACGCATAAAATCTCATCTTTCGTCCTCCGGTGATTCTCCGCGCCCGTTGTCCGGGATGTAGATTTTGACTTCTGTCTGATTCACGTTCTGGGTATTCTCTACCCGGTCAACAAACAAACCGAGCCACTTGCCGATCTTCTCCAGCGCCGCCTGTGCATCGTGGAATTTCAGGATCGGGTTGCCACGCCGATCAAAGTTTAGCTCCTTGACCAGGTGCCCCCGGCGCCGGAATTCCCGCCAGTTTACCCCGGTCATGACCTGCTGTCCAGTGACAGGGTCGGTGTCGTAAACGTAGAATTCCGATGGATTGACAGTTGCTTGTTCTGTCAGGCGCTTGATGACCTCATTCGCTGACAGAGACAATTCCGCCATGCGCGCATTGATCGCAGCACTAACCACGGGATTTGCCAGCAGGCGCGCCCCGGAGGGACCAGGTGAGCTGTACCCCGCATCGGTTGCCGCCGTGGTCGCGTTCCAGCACTCCAGGTAACGCTCAATAAAAAATTTTTGCTTCCGTGTCAGTTTTGTCTGATCCATCATAACCCTGCTTAAACACAAAAGCCGCCAGCCCATTACAGGGAGCTGGACGGCACAGCTGATCGTTAGCCATCAGTCTCTGTAATTATATCACGGCGCGCCCGTTTCAACAGCCGCTGAAGCCGGACATCGCCAGAATCCCAGTGGATCTGGGCACCACACTGGCAGTACCCATGGATCCGATACACCGTCACAGATCCCGCGCTGGTGTCTATACGCAAAAAGGTATTCGCATTGCGCTCCACCAGGGTACCAACTACCCGGCCGCAATTATGGCATTTGATAGCATTGCTCATTGCACACCTCTCATCATAACCAGAATCGCATCCTTGACCGTTAAGCTGTGTAACCTGGCATACAGATCAATCACGTCATACGGCTTGGGAGTACAGCCAGCGAAACAACCACACAACTGACGCGCAGAATCCACCCAGAAGGATGGAGACGCATCATCATGAAACGGACAACGCGTCATCAACCAGCGCCGGTTGGACCGATCATCGATTGTTAGAAAATGCTCAATGCGATAACGCCGCTTAATTTGCATAATCAAATCCTCACTCGGATTAAACACATTTTCAGCCGCGTGCCAGGGATCATCCACAGAAACCACTGGCAACGCACCAGCATTAACCACATCTGAATACTCAGTATGAGTGACGAGGAGATCAGCAGGGAGGACATCAGAAAGCGATTCGATCAGTGCCGGGAACCTACCAGACATAATCGAATACACCGCCCCGGTGGGATGGACCGACCCCGCACCCAGGACATAACCATTACGGGCTTTAACGTCAATGCCATCCAGCTTAGCATTTTGCGCCGGTATCTGAGTCATAAAATAGACGTGGACCCCCCGCGCCGTGCGTACCTGGAGCGCAAGATCAGCGATCCGTCCTATCCCCGGGCGCCGGGCAAGCCACAGCTGCCATTTCACATACTGAGTATGATCATCGAAATCGATCACAACCAGATTTCTCCAGCCGGTAACAATCCCAAGATTGTGAAACCGACTGCCAAACCACTTTGCCAACTCAGTATACGCAGGAAGTTTGGATTGATAAATATCCCACTTATGATCAGGCAGTAACCTGGAATCTGGTCGCTTATCCCGGTAAACAACAGGAATCACCGCAATCCCCAACTCAATCCAAAACCGAGCAGATTCAAAGGGTGTCAATAGGGTGTCAGGTGTGTCATTAGGTGTCACATTCTGCATTAAATAACTATTTTTAGTTTTCATTTCCATGTTATCCCCCATAAATACTGACGGAAGTGACACACCTGACACCCTGACGATTATCAACACACATATATATAGAAGAATAATCCTTCAGGTCAATCATGGGGAGGGTGTCAGTAAGGGTGTCGGATGTGTCGGATTTCTGCAATTTTTGCATCATGGCTTGATCCTGATCCCGGTATAACCACGCAATTGACCATGCTGTTTTCGTCCCTTCTGACACCCTAGTTTTGCCATGGTTTGGGCAACCGCCCTGGCTGTGCTGAGGGTTGACCCGGACCGGATCCCGCCGTTGTAGGGGTCTTCGAGGATTTTTATAATGTCGATCGTCGGGAGCCACCAATCCAGCCGGGTGTTGTCAATCTCAAAAAACCTATAGATTGCCAATTCGACAGGATTATCCACCTGGTAGGAGTCGTTGATTGAATCCCTCAGTTTTTGTTCATCCGGGCTTAGGCTCCAGCGTTCCCCGGACACAAACGCGGCATACGCCTCAGCCCATACTTGGGACACATCCATACTTTGGTACGCCCAATCAATTTGCGTGATCGTGCATACGTTGAAACGGCGGCTGCCAGTGGGATCGTTGAGGAAACCGCCGGAATTGTTGATCGTGCCCACAAAACTTGCCAGGGCGGGTTTGTGAAGTGCGTACCGTCCATAGGGAGGGCGCACCGTGACATACTCAGTGGTCAGAAATCCTTTGAGCGCCTCGATATCTGATTTGCGGACAGTGCTGCCCAGTTCGGTCACTTCCCAGATCCACTTGGTAATCAGTTTCAAGAAATCGTCCTTGTTGTCGGGTGCAATCGGGCTTTCCACATGCGCCCCGGGGATCGGGCACAGCCAGCGGACAAATGTGGATTTGCCAATGTTTTGCGGTCCGTCCAGGACAAGCATGGCATTTTGAGCGCCTTCCCGGAATACCCGCGCCACAGCACCGATCATCCACCGGCGTAGCCATAGCCTGAAAACCCCGTCCTTGTCAACGAAATAATTGCTCAGGGTTTCAATATGGGGCTGCCCGTCCCAGGCAAGCTGTTTGAGATAATCCCGGATCGGGTGAAACGCATTCCGCCGGGCGTCAATATTGATACAATGCTGCGTATCATCCTGGGTGTAATTGCCGGCATCCGCCATGCCCCGGTAAATTTGGGAAAACAGCAGGTCATCCATGCGTTGGCGCGCCTGGTTGTGTTCGACTACGATGGAATCATCACAAACGTTGAGGTGAAACGAGTAGCCGAGTTTTTTGAATTGATTCAGGTATTGCTTGGTTTTGATCCGCTTGCGCGATTTGGCAGCGTTCTGGGCATCGGCAATCTCCTGCATGGCTGCCTGAATTAATTTAGTCAGTTCAAACTGTATGTCAACCGGATACAGTGAGATTGCGTTCTGCCATGCGCTGTTATGATCCACTCCCCCCAGGATGCTTGTCGTCATGGTGGTGTAAATTGTCCGCCATGGCTCATGGTCCGGCGGATCGGATCCATCCGGCTGCGCTTTTGAATTGAGCAGCTCTGCAATCTGATCAATCCCGTCCTGGACCAGCGGACTGCCAAACTGGGATTCCAGCAGATCCACGTCAATATTGTTATTCATGCTCCCCCCTGTCCGGCGCGCTGGAGTTGTTGCCATAGGGAGATTTCCACATCGGTGGACGGGAATCCGTTTTTACTTTTACCGATGAAAGTGATCCAGCGACCATCCGGCGTTTGCTCCAGGCGTACCTCCACAATGCGCGCCTGATAGGGGTGTTTTGCCAGGGGCGGATTGCCGCCACATCTGATTTCTAATGACCGTCTTCGATGTTCGTCTGTGATATTCATGGGCGGGGTTCCTATTTGGGCAGCAGGAGAGTTACTATACCTGATTTGAGATTTTTTGCGCACTCCACGGCAATGGATTGCCCGCCGGTGGTCTTTGCTAGCTTGTCAAGAAAATCACGCCCCAATGATCGATCCTCAGGACCGACATAAACTACACTGATTTTGTTTTTGTATGACCTGGCAATTGTCAGTGTCCGTTCAGGATCATCCGGCTGTCCGTCACTGATCAGGATAAATTGCATCCCGGGCACGTCAGCAACTTTGGCAAATTGCAGCGCCTTTGCCATGTCCGTACCACCGCCGAAATAGGTTGGTACCCCCGATGGGCAGAAAATTACCTGATTGGAAAAGGAAATCACAGCGATCTTACCAGGCTTGTGTGCTTGCAGCTGCGCCAGCTCTTCACATGCCACATCGTAGCGGGATTTTCCCCCGCGGCTGTCCATCGTATTCATGGAACCAGACGTGTCCACGATGATAATCACCTCAGCGGACAAAAACGTTTCCGCCAGGGATTTCCCGATTTGTTGCGCGATCGCTCCCATGGAGCCTGCCACAATTTGTGTTTGTGCGTTCATAATTCGTCTCCCATCATCTTGTATGCCTCATCAGCCAGGGCAGTTACATCTGGATGATCAGGATCATCCGCCAGGGACCAGGCAATGATCATCTGTTTCAATCGGGATAATTCAGCCTCTTTGGCAATCAGCTCATCTTCCTGCTTTTCGATTCGATCCTCCTGCAATTTGATCTTCTCCTGGAGTGTCTTTACCTGTTCAACCCGGCGTGCGTATGCCAGCTTTACCGTGAGATACACCTCGTGTAATTTGCCGGTTTCTTTGGATAAATATTCAAGTGCTTGCTCAAGATTCATCACGGCTCCTTAAACAGCACTGTATTTGCCATGGCAGCAATGGACCGCAACTTTGACCGATTCCAGCTATCCTCATCCGGGTAAATGTCGGGCTTCAAGCCGGTATGTGCCAGTTCAATAATCTGCATCAGAGCCGTTTCCAGTTCAACGATTCGTTGACTTGCCGGATCTGCCGTCATGATTGGCTGGATGATCGTTTTGACTGATCGCAGATGGGCGTTTTCCGCTCTCAATTTTTCAATCTCCCTCTGGAGTGCTGCTATTGCCATTTCAGGGGTAATGTCGTTCATCCCGCACCTCCCGCCAGCCAAATCACCACGGTGAAAATAATCACCGCAATAATCGCATAGCACAGAAACGTCCAGCCAATCCGCCCCTGCGTGAGACGGTCAATCAATTTGGCAATCCAACAGAAAAATCCAAACAGGATTGCAACCGCCATAACAAGCAGAATTGCAATCAACAGCGCTTGCAACACACTCACAGCACACCTCCATTCATAAAAATCAGGATCCCGCCGATGATGATCAGCAGGGTCACGAGCAGTGCAACCACAATCCCGTTACACCGATACACGCTTATCCTCCAGGATTTCATCAGGATTCACCCCGGGCAATACAATTGCCAGGTGCTTGTCCGGGTTGTCATAAATCACAGTGAGCGCTGCCTCAATGCCGAACCTCTTCAACAGGGCAAGGATTTTTAAAATGATTCTCTTGGCGTCCATCACACCCACCTTTCCACAACCTGGTTCTGCTGAATATCCCAGGACGTTACCAGGATCCCACAATCCGAGCGCACATCCTCCCACGCCTGGATTTTCGACACGATAAACCTGCCCAATTTTTCAACTCCATCCGCCAGCACGTACCCACAGCGCAACGGACTGCGATAGCCGTAAACTGTCCCCTGTGTGTATTGTGGATCCAGCCGCCCCAGGGACGCCTCCAGCGCCAATCCAGCATCATACCGGGCGCGCATGTTTAGATTACTCAGAATGTCGTAAGCTCGCTGGATTGCCATAAATGTTTCCTGTGCGTTCATCTCACGGCATACATCCGGGTGCCATTGGCGCGCCGCCCGGCGGTATGCAGACCGGATATCCTCCAGGCTTGCCCCCCGAGGGATACTCAGTATCCCGTACAGCGTGGTTGACGTGGTTGGATCCGTTGTCCCCTCGAACCATTCCCGCAAGACCGGCTCAGGGAAGATGAAACGCCACTGGTGCGCGGCGTCCATCCCGGTTGCCTGGGGATAATCCCCCCCAACGTCTTTCGTCCGCCCCAGGTACCACACGTCCAGGACGCGGGTTTCCGTTGTGAGTGCCATGGCTGGGATTTTGATTTTGCCAACGTCCTCCCGGAAATAATCACGGATCCACTCCCGGATTTTTTCAGCGTGCTGATAATCGACCAGCCAGGTCTTGGTATCTGCATCATAGACACGCTCGGATTTAGGCAGGGATTTAATCATGCCCACAAACGCCGGATGATAGGGTGTTGCTACACGCAACCCGCCCGGTTCGGGTGTCACTGAAATCATAGGGGCACCCCCAACCAGTACAGCGCCACCAGAACCCCATAACAGAGCAGCAGGTACAATGCAATGAAAAAAATCACAACAAGCGCCTCAATCATGTCAGCACCCCTCAATCAGATACATGACAAAATAGTCGAGCAGAAATGCAAAACACAGCGCTGCGAAAAGAATCACACATACATACTCAGTTTTCAGCTTGATCTTCATCTCACAGTCCTCCAATCGAAAACAAAGCCCCCCACACCGGCGTAAGCCATTCTCCTAAAGGTTGCAGATACCAACACCAATAAGCAAAGGAGCCATCCATACGAACTCCGCAACCTGTCCGCGCACGGTGCAGGGTGATGGGGCAATCGGGGGCATGGTCAATCTGTTCGCCAAATCGTGCCCAATGATGACAGCCTCCACGACATACCCATTCATGCGGAAATGCCTCAATAACGTAATTAGACGCCAACCTCTCCGCATCTTCTTTCAGCCTGTCAATTACGTGCTTTTGTTCCATGCATACGGTATTAGCATAGTGAAGTGAAGCGGTACGGCGGGCGAGTTCGACACTCAAAATCAGAAGTTCACGATTTGAAATACTGCAGTCTGCTTCTTGCGCTCTAAGTTCTTCGATTTCAGCTATTGCGTGTTCAAAGCTTTCTTGTATTGGGCGGCGATTGATTTTCTCAATCATTTGTTCGAGCGTTGTACCAACTGGCATTTCTATTTCTAAAATGCTCGGAAAGAAA